GATCATTGTGATCATTTTCGTGCAAGCGCTGCATGATCACGATGATCGGCGTGTTTGGTTTATTGTTTGCGCGGCTTTCCATCGTGGTTTGAAACCAATCGATCACGTTTTGCCGCATGATTTCGCTATTGCCTTCACCGGCCTTGTGCGGATCGTCAATTATTATTGCGCCCCCGAAGTCGTCGCGCATTTTGCCCGCGCCGTAGCCCGTGATCGTGCCTTCGGATCCAGTTGCATAGACAATCCCGCCGTCAGCCGTGCGAAACTCGTCCTTTGCATTGCTATCGTCGCGAAACCTTGACGGCCCGAATATATCGGCGAACGCCTCATGCTGCATGATTGCGCGCGTTTCCCATGTGTTTGTCGTGGCAAGGCGCTTGCTATAGCTGGCATGGATAAACTCGGAATCGGGAAAGTTGCCCATGCACCACGCCATAAAATTCTTGACGGCTATTTCCGTTTTGCCGGATCGCGGTGGCACATTGATGATCAGGCGGGTGCAGTCGCCTGTTACAACGCGCTCAAGTGCGTCGCAGATGATTTTGTGATGCGGTCCGGGCTTTAGATCGGCACCCCTGCGCGCTTTGAACATGTGGCGCGTGAATGCCAGCAGGTCCATGCGCAGGGATGCGATTTCATTTGGTGCCAGTGCCATGCTTGGCTTTCAGCGCTTCCAGCACAGCGGCGCTTACATCGCGCGGTGACATAGACCCATCGCTGGATGTATTATCGACTTGCTGGACTGGCGCGCCAAGGCCTCGGTCTTCGCTATCCTTGATCAGCTTCAGCATTGCGGCTTCCACGAATTGATCCAGCACTTCGTTTGTGCTGCACTCGACAAGCCGCGCCTCGGCCGCGCGCAAGATCCGCTCACGAATGCGCATAGCGGCCTCGGCGTTGGCATATTCAAGCCGTTTTTGTTCCGAAGTTTTGCCGTTTGGGTTTGCCTTATTGCCCGCCCCGAAGCGTGTTGCCGGTGACGGGTTTGGGTTTCCTTTTGTCTTTTTCAATTTTTCCGTCATAAGGATAAACCTGATTTACGCTGTTTTCTTGATTGTTGGCACCATTGCCAAGACGAGCAGGGCGAAAATTCCGGCCATTGCGCCAGCGATTGCCCACCCGATGACGGATCTGTTTTTCTCGCCTGCCACATATCCGCAGATTGATGCGAACAGGATTGCCACGATTACGATGATTTCCATTGGTTTCGTCTCCGTTGTTGATGTGATGATAGGTTATTGCGCTTTATTATGCAATCGCGTGCAGATTTGATGTTTTCAGCATATCGCGATTGATGCGGCCTTCGGTGTAGGATTTTGCAATGAAGTCTGGACACATGCCTGCGTTTTCGCACGCAAAGCGGAAATCCCTGCCTGCTTTTGTAATCCAATTGTGGGCATCACGCTGATCTAGGATGCATTCTGTCCGTGTTGGATTTGGGTTTGTGGCATCGAGGACGGCGAGATACACGACCGATTGCCAAAGTTTTTTCTCAGGTGACATTTTGCTTTCCTTTGGTTTTGGTTAGTTTAGTTGCCGCGCCTCGCCCGAAAAGGTTAAGGTTTGCGCGGCTTGCGGGGTTATGGGTGACAAACCCGGCACTCTCCGCATAATCCGCCAGCATTTACCCGCTGGTCAGGGTGTTCTTTCGCGGCTCGCGTTGCATGTTGCGGTAGTCCAGCGCGTTTTGCAATGCGGCTTTTGCGGCTTTGTTATCGCGGTTTGTGATGTGTTCGATTGCGCGATCCATGATCTCGCGCTGCCCGATCACGTCTTGATGCAATGCAATCTTGTCCTTGCGCAGATCATCAATGATGCGGTTGAGGCGTCCTATTTCGTTTGTTGCGGCTTGTGGTGTCATCCCCAGATCCTCCGAAAAACTGCCCGCACGGCATACCCGCGCGCGAATGATGCCGCCGTGTAAACCGCCGTGATTTGCACCGCCTGCCCGTGGCTTGGCGCAAAGCCCCACAGGGGCAATATCCAAAACGTCAACGCCCAAGATACGGCAAATCCGATGGCCGTTGAAATGGCTGTTTCGATTGCGGTCATACCTCACCCCTTGCGGCATATGATACCCGACCAACTCGGCCCGCTACGGTATCGCCTTGCTTTTGCGCTACATGGGCCGCCATCTTTGCCATCTTGGCCTCTGCGCGCGCCTTGTTGCTTGCCGCATTGACCTTTGCAGTGTCATCCTTGGATCGCTGCGGATCGTAGACGCCAGCCTCGCGGATCTTGTTGCCGACGGTTCTGCGGCTCACGCCTGTTTTGCGCGCGATTTCGGCTTGATTGTCGCCGGCCAGATACAGGCGTACAATTTCAAGTTTCAATTCGTTTACTTTTGGCATTGCGGCTTTTGTGACGCGATGCACGCGGGCGCGGTTTTTGTAATAGGTTTTTTGCATTTCCTCCCATGTTGGCGGATTGTCGTCTTTGCCCTCTAGTTGCCAAGTGAATGTTGCGGGCGGGCAAACATGGACGGCGTTCGGCATGACGGGCATTCCGTAGCGTGCTGCGACATCTGCGGCAATTTGTTCTGCGGTCATTGTGCAACCCTCACCAATGCGCGGCCTTGCGGCGTTAGTTCATAAATGGCGGGTGCCTTTGCCCCTTGGCTTGGGCTGGTGACTTCCATTGTTCCATCGCAAAGCATGCTCATCCACATCCCCTTTGCTTTGCCTTTTTCAATTCCTGTCCTAGCCGCAATGTCATCGGCGGTAAGCGGCAAGAATGTTTTACGCGGTTTGCTGTAAAAAGCGCTGGCAATCTTGATTTTGTTTTTGTCGGTCATTTTGCACCTGCGAACATATCTGCGCCATGGGCTGCGGCGTCTTGTAGGTTAAGATTTGCTTGCTCGGCATATTCGCGCTTGAGTTCAAATCCGATGTATTTGCGGCGTGCGCGCAAAGCCTCATATCCAGTTGATCCGATGCCGTTGAATGGGTCCATGACCACATCCCCGGGGCGAGTGTAAAGGCGCAGGCACTTGCGGATTGTATCAAGCTGCAATGGGCAAACGTGTTTTTCATCATTTGCACCTTTTGCCTTGCGGAAACTTCGCAGCACGTTTCCTTGCTGGATATCCATCCAAACTGGGCTTGCAATTTGCTGCCATTCCATCACGTCAAATTCTGCATCCTTGACCAATTCTGCCAGCACATCATCTGGCGGCGTGCCAGCGCAAAGCCCTGCGCGCGTCAATTCATCGAGCCATTCACGGGCAATCTTTACTGCTTCTTTTGTCCCCGGTGCGGCATGTTCAATTGGTCGCTCGTTTGGCGCGTCCTTGCGGAAAAAAAGCATATAGTCTGGCATGCCTGTGCGGTTCATAGCGCTGTCTTTTCGGATCTGCTTGTAAAGCAAACCAAGCGCTTTCGTGCGCTGCATTTCGACTACGGGGTCTTTCCAGATCGTAGCGCGGCCATGATAGATCAAGCCTGCCGCAGAATGGGCGCGGATCAGATCACCCGAGAAATCTTGCAAGCCAATCGCACCATCGCGGCCTTTTCGCATTGGCAAGTCGGTGCAATGTACGCAAGCGATGCGACCTGGGCGCAGGACGCGGGTTAGAGCCTCGGCGAAAAACCGATATTGATCAATAAACTTATCACCAGCGCCAGCGTTGCCAAGATCGCGCTCGCTATCCGAATAAACGAATAGATCACCGAATGGCGGTGAAAAGATTGCGCAATCAACGCTGCCCTCTGGCATTGCGTGCATGCCTTCGACGCAATCGCTATTGTGCAGCGCCCATCCCAAGCCTTGATATTCAGGTTGTTTTTTCATGTCCATTATCCTTTTGTTACTAGCCATTCTGGAAAAGCAAGATCAAGCGGGCGGTCGTATTTTACCCGGTTTTCAGTTTGATTTTGCGCTCGTTTCATCGCGGCGCTCATGCGCCGTTTCATTTCTTCATGCTTTGCGGCTTTGCCGTGGATCGCCGACCATATCGCGCCTTCGGTATCTGCAATAACGATGTCATTGCGGACTTGTTCGGTTTGCCCGAACCTGTGCGAGCGTCTCACGGCTTGATAATGTTGCTCATAGCTAAAGCTGATCGAGGCAAACACGGCGTGGGCGCAATGTTGCCAATTCACGCCGAACCCGGCCAGCTTTGGCTTTGTGACGATTGCGCGAAAGTCGCCATCAACAAAACCAAGCAATCGGCGCTCTTTTTCTTCTGGCGTCATATCGCCGCGCACTTCCATCGCGCCGGGGATCAACTTTGCAAGCAATGTGCTTTCATCGTTGGTTTCGCACCATACCGTCACGGGCTTATCGTGCGTTGCCAATTCGGCAGCGCGTTCGCACCGTTGCGCCAGTGTAAGCTTTTTCTCGGCGTGAAATGACGTTGCCGACAATTCTGGGATGCGGAACAGATTGCCTTGAGTGTCTTGCGATCGGTCTGCCTCAATCGTGTGCAGCGTGCGCATAACATCCGGCAGGATGTATCCTGTATCATCTCCGCCAAGATCGCTTGGAAGTGTTGCGCAGCGTGACCAGCTTGCAACCCATGACCAGAACGATTCGACAGCGTGACCTTTTAGGCGCCAGTCCTGTGATGCTGTGGACGTGTCGTTGATAAACCACTTCGACAGCATTTCTTGTTGGCGCATGACGCCCAAAAATTCTGCATGGTTTCCAAGTTCCATATGATCGTTTGGCGACGGTGTAGCTGTTGCGGCGAGTTTGTATGGCGTATCTTTGAAAGCATCCATCAGCATGTTGCGCGTGCGTCCTGCAAACGATTTCAGGATGCTGCTTTCATCGAGGATGATTGCGCCGAATGTTGACGCGTCCAGTTTTGGCAAGCGCTCGTAGTTTGCGACCATGACGCCTGCGCCGACTTCTGATTGCTCGCGGATCTTGCGCGCGTCTATGCCGAATTTATTTCCTTCTCGCACCATCTGCCCGGCCACGGCCAGCGGCGTCAGGATCAGGGACGGCTTTTTGGTTTCATCGGCGCATTGGCGCGCGAATTCCAATTCGATAAAAGACTTGCCAAGGCCTGTGTCCAAGAACGCGGCGCTTTTGCCTTTTGACAGTGCGAATTCGAGTGCTGCGACTTGGTGCGTTTTGGCGCGCTTATTGATTGGCGCGTGATTGAACCCGGCCATTTGCGGCGCGACTGCGCGGCCTGCTATAAACTCGCGGTATTCATGAATGCTCATCGTGTCGTTTCCTTGTGGATTTGGTTTCTTTATGCAGAATATGCGCGATAAACTTCGACAGCTTCTGCTGATAACTTTCCGGCAATGTTTGTGGCAAAAGCTGCTGCGATACGTTTGCGCTTTGAAACCGATTTAACATCGCGTTCAATTTCAGCAATTACGTCGCGGGCTTGTGTTGCTGTCATCATCGTGTCGTTTCCTTGTGGATTTGGTTTCTTGCTTGGCTTGACCTTATGCAAGCTGCTTGCACGCCGCAAGAGAAAAATGCGCAGACTTTCAAATAAACATCGTAAACAATGTTTACGCATGGCTGTGTAAGAAAGAAGCCCGCAAGATCAATAGGTTAAGTATACTTTAATCAT